ACCATCGGCCTCAACACGAGCTTGGAAAGCGAGAGCAATGTCATTTATAGGGGCAAAACAAGGCGGTACGCTCTCATTCTGAATAGACAAGGTAGTGCGGTCAGTATCGCCCCACCAACTACTACAATAAATATCTCCCCACGAAATTAAATTAGACATAAATCAATCGTGCTTTTTTACTATTTCGGTTGTTGCGGTTGTAGGCAAGGTGGCGGGGCATTTCAATAGCATTGCAAGCCTCTGTCATATTATCGTAGAAAAATCCAGTCATTAAATCAAGAACTGGTTTTACAATGTATGTTTTGCCCATATGAGCCAAACGCATTTTTTCTTTTGTTTTATCACTTGCAAGACGGCCAGTCATCTTTGAAGACATCTTTTGAATGGTTTCTTTTGATGGGTTTAATTGACCATCTCCACCATCCGTCATATTTACAAGTTGACCAGTTCCCAAATCTTTGCGACCATATTCTTGAATTAACAAGCGTTCAAGTTCACAAGCCAAATTCCAAGATAAATTTTTTGCAACAATTTCTACAACAACCCCGTGTTTTTTGTAAACATTAGTCCAATGCCGATTGCGTGAGTTTGAAAAATCGTAGGCTCTTCGGCTTGATTTTCCAATCCCAACATAAAACACTTTGTTAGTGTCGGCGGTTCTATGTCTATAAACTACACTCATCTTTTGCTTCTTCCTTTAGAAATAACTTTAGTTTACGGATATTTTGCATCTTGGGCTTGTAGGTTCTTTTAGAGAACCCAGCCACTTCTTTGTACATCCCTATCGGGGTAGATGTCTTCATTAACATTCGTATTGTATTCGGGGTAATCACTTTGATGAAATGACATATAGTCCACAAATCTCTGAACATAGTATTCAGCCGTCTTTCTTGATTTCTCAACCAAGTAGTCAACCTCGCCCTTCTCTACGCTTGTAGAGTTCTCGCTATTGTGCTTGAACACTCCTCCGTTGGCAATCGTATACGCTGCAAAGGGCAGATACTCCATCATAGCGAAATGAATCAGCATAGGCTGAACATAGTCGTTGACCAATGATAAGTAGTTGCCAGTAAGCGTACCCGCAAGGATATCCGCAGAAATCTTGTCGTAGAGCTTCGTACCCAAGTAGTTTTGGATATGGATTTGTTGGGCAATCTTGATGAACTGAATAAACTTGTCAGTATCCACATTACCACCCAATGCGGTATTGCGTACAATGTCCTCTCGTTTAATGAATAAAGCCGTTGCCATTAGTTACGGGGGTTTAAGAATCCTTCATTGGGCATATCTACGGGGCGAGTAGCGACCTTCTTATCGTTGACCTCCAACTCTGCACCCTCTTTCTTGGCTTTGTTTACGCTAATCTCGGCATTGGGATTCTTGACATCTACGCCTACTGCTCCCTCTTTAGCCATAAAGACCTTACGCATCCAAAAGTGATGGCAACGCGCTCCTCCTTTGTAGAGCCAAATGTCGTAGGTATCCGCTCCTTGAGGGCCGAATCCCGCATTTACGGAACGATTGCCCATCTCAAGGATGTCTTCTTTGCGGTAGACCTTCTTTGCGCTAATCATCTTCTTGCAGAACTCTCTTGAGTTGCTTCCCGCTTTTTCGGGGGCGTATCCATAACGCACTTTGTAGATGCGACCTTCGGGCGTAACGCCATCTTGTTTGCTCTTGGCGTTGGGGAATGCCGTTCCAGTAGAGGCGAACTTGGTCATACGCTCCATAGCATCTTCCGCTTCGTAGTCTACGGGGGATTCCTCTACCAATTCCCATTCATCCTCGTTGATGACCTCGCCCATCTCGTCCAAAAGATTGAACATACTATCAAGGTGGTCATCGTTGGGTTCTTGTTTGGATAGTTTGATTCCCGTTTCTTCTTCCATCGTCTCTTGGTCTACGACCACACCCTCTTGGAACTCTAATGGTTGGAGGGTCTTGAAGTATAGATTTAAAGAGATGTCGTTGTAAGAAAGAATCTTGTCCACCCCATCCAAAATAGTTTCTTGCATAGGACGGATGACAGTATTGTCAAACAAGGTAGAGGCGGTCTTCAATTCCTCTGCGTTGTTTCCCAATCCGCTTTGGTCTTTGATACCCAAAAGCATCGGAGAGGTGACTCGGTGAGCAACCATCAACTTACGCATTGCCTCATCAGCCAAGAATTGGTATTGGTCAGAGGCATCAGAGAGTTGTACGGGCGTAATGTCCGCAGCCATCTCCTTGTTGTCGTTGAAGGCAAGGATGAATTTACCCGCATTGCTTGTTCCGCTAAACTTCTCCCCGATACGGCTCTCAATCAAGTAACGCTCTTCCTCCGTTGGGACTCCGTTATTGAAGTTGATGAGCATTGAAGGACTCATTCCGTTCTTGATGTTGTTGAGGTGGTAGTTTGCTACTTCCTCTTCAAGCTCCGCATAGGGCAATCCTCCTTGATAGTCAACGGGTGAGTAGTAATAGAATCCCGCACGATAGGGACGGATGTAGAGAATCTCAATCCCTTCGTTGGAAAAGCTAAAAGCGGGAATCCGAATTGGGGTCTCTTTCTTGTTCTCTACCGCTCCCCAATCCTTTGCGTAGTAGTACGCCTCAATATCACCCTCATCGTTGCATTTCTCTGCTCGTAATGACTCAACGGGCATATGATATACCTCCGTGATTTGCTTGTGGTCTTTGGAGTAGATGACTTGGAAGGCGCATTGACCCATCATCTTGAAGTCAGAGGTGACCTTACGCATACAATCCTTGCTGAACAAGGACTTCATTTTAGCGTATTGGTCGGGCTTTCGGTTGCTATCGGTAGCATCCAACCCTTTTCCGTAGATGAGTTCGGCTATGCCGTTAATAATGGCGTTGTTTGTCGCACTACCATTGTATCGGTCAATCAAATACTGGAAATAGTTGTTGCTATCACCATAGGAAACCCATTCCTTGCCTCGTTGCTCCTTGACAACGGGGGTGGTGTATGAGGATAGGTTTACAAATCGGATGTTGCTCATAACAATATAAATTCATTGTCGTAGGATTGCTCCTCCGTGTACACATTTTGGTTGACTGTGAACTTGTCGTATTCGGTTTGTGAAGTTACAAAGACCCTATCTCTATAAATGAGCGTAGAGCCATCCAAAACCTTCAAGCCATAGTATCTACCATTGACGAGGGAGAAAGTGCCAGTAAGGGTCATAAAACCATCCGCAGAGGCTACGCTTACTGATGGGGTTGCCGTTGTGTTCTTGGACTCGTCAATCAACTGCAAAGTCACGCTACTTGGAAAAGAGCGGGGTACAATCACAATAGATTGAGAGGAAGCGGATACTTGTAATATGTGCATCGTAACTAAATAACCTCAAAGTGAAAGTTTATTCCAAAAAGAAAGCCACCCGAAGGTGGCCTCTTGTATCTATCTATTGATATTAGATGGATGTCTTTAATGAATTGTAAAGCGCATTGAGTTTTTTTACCTCGCCTTCGTAATACTTACGATAAGAAGCGTAATCATCATTTGTCTTCACACCCTCCTTGTAAATAGGGTTTTCATTTGGATTCATACCAAGTTCCTTTGCAGCCTTTTGGAAAGCAGTAAGGGAGTCGTAAAGAGGCATTGAAGCGTTGTCGTAAGCATTCAATTTGCCATCAATAGAATCAATGATGCTTCCAATTTTGCTTTTTGAATCCTTCAAGGTGTCTTGAATCTTTTTGATGGCAGCATTAAACTCACCATCAACAGTTCCACTTGCTTTTTCAAGTTTTGCTGAAGCAGATTTGATATTGTCAATTACGCCCAACTCCACCTTCATTGGCTTTTGCTCCTTCGCAAGGATATTGAAAATCTTTTGTTGTTTGTTCATCTTGTGAAAGTGTTAGAAGGGGGCATAAGCCCCCCCTCCGTTCAACACACTATTAAGGATTGATTTGCGTTGCGCTAACGGCAACTCCCGCAGCAGTCAAGGCAGCGGCTGGCGTAGCAGCAGAAGCAATGAAGTTTGCAGGTACCTTCTCCTTGCCCGACAAAGTTAAGGTATATCCGCTCATATCACCCATTGCAGCACCCGTTACGATGGTTCCCGCAGTTACCTCTGCACCGTTGACCAAGCCCATAACGAACAAGTTTCCGTTTTGGTCTTCAACGATAACGTGAGGACG